CTTCTATTCTATTCTATTCTATATTTAGTTAAACAGGTCTTGAAGTAGTCTTGAACACCTCTTGAAGTAGTCTTGAACACCTCTTGAACACCTCTTGAACTAGTCTTAACACGTTAATTATTTACTAATCAATTACTTAGATAATTTTAGTAAAAAAAAGCAATAAAAAAAGGGTAAAACTTTTAAGAAATACCCTTTAATTATTTGTGTTAATAAATCGCTTCTATCCAAAAGTAGCCTCACTCATAATATTATTCACTTTTACCGCTTCTGTAGTCGTATCAGTAGCAACATTTTGAACTTTTATAGCTCCAATTGATGATATAACAGCATTACTAATTCTGCTTTCCATGTCCGATAAATCTAAATTATTTCCACTAGTGAATCCACCGTTAGCAAATCCAATATTACTTAATGGAGTAGGTTTATTCATTCTCATAGATTCTAAAGCACCTACTAAATGGCTACCTCTTTGAGATTCTAATACGTTTTTAGGTACTACATATTCACCTTCATGCACTACTCCAGCTTGCTTAAATCCAGAGCTATCAGGAGAGCCAAAACCAGAACCAGTATAACCACCATCGGCAAAGCCAGAACTAGGGAATTGTTGTTTACTTATAGCAGCAACTTGAGCCCCTGTTTGAGCAACTAACAATGCAGATGTAGCAAACCCTAATACACCACCTTGAGCAAAAGCCTTACTAACAGCTACAGCACCATTAATAATAGCAGATGCAATATCCGCTTTTTTCTGTGCGTTAAATGCTTTTTTTTCTATTTTGTATTTAGCAAGTGCAAACTCTTCCTCAGTAATAAGACCTCTTTCAAACTTTCTTTGCTCTGCTGATATTTCTAAATTAGCAATACTATCAATTAACTGTTTACTAGTATCAATAGCAAATAAGGCAGCATCTACAGCAGCTTGCTTTTTATTTTCTTTTTTAGTTTGTTCAAAAGTAGCATTTATTTGAGCCTCCTGAGTATCAAAAGATTCATCTATTTGAGCTAAAGCACTATTAAGCTTTTCTTTGCTTAATATAGAATCTTTAGCCTCTTGTTTTAATGCTTCTCTTTTTAATCTTAACTTCTCAAATTGTAGCTTTTTTTCATCAGTAATAGCAGCTAAATTAGATTGTATTCTTAACTGATCTACTTTGTCTAAAAACCTTTCCTCATTAGATAGAGCTTTCTCTTTCTCTCTAGCCTCTACTTTAGCTTTTCTATCTGCATCACGTTTAGCAGTTTTAACAGCTCTTTCTTTTTGTTTTATAGCTTTATCCTCAGCTTTTTTAACTTCAGCAGCTTTTTTAGCAGCATCTAAAGCTCTTTGCTGTGCTAACTGTTGATTCTGAACAGCCTGCCTTTTTTTAGATTCTATTATGGCTTTCTCTTCAGCTGTTTGTATTTTAATTATCGCTTTACTAGCTTCTTCAGAGTTTTCTACAAAAGTATTTACTACGTTCTTAGCTTCATCTACTACTATTTTAGCAGTCCTTTTAAAACCACCTACAAAAGCTTCTCCAGCTTTGCTAAACTCTCCATCTATTAAAAATGAAAAGGCTTCTACTACTGTTTGTATTGTGCTAACTAAAACGTTTAAAGGCGTAGCAATAGCATTAAATAAAGCACTAAAAGCAGATTTAACACCAAAAACAACTTGTCTAAATGCTTCAGAACTATTAAATAAATCAACAAACCTATCTCTAATACCACTTATTACATTAAATAAGTTTCTTAAATGAGTAGTAAATAGCTCTATGGCAATAGCTTTTATTTGATTAAATCCTACACTAGAACCTCCAAAAAACTCATTAATTAAACTGTTAAAACCTTCTTGAGCATTAACTAAATCTAATTGGCTTTGACCGTATTCATCAATATTACTTACTATATCATCATATGATAGATTAATATCATCTAAAGTGGTTAAGAATTGTAAACCAGCATCCTCACCAGCCCCACCAAATATATCAGCGATGGCAGTACCTACAGCAGCAGATTGAGGAGGTAACTCCCCTAATTTTTTACTTACATCCTGTACTACTTGAAATATAGTTTTACTACCACTAGCTAAAGCCTTTTCTATTTCTTTAGAACTTAATCCAATACCATCTAAAGCTTCTTTTGTAGCTTTTGGTAATTCTCTTAATTTTAATCCAGCTTCTTTAATAGCATCTACTCCCTTATCAGAATAAACACCTTGAGTAACTTGTTGATTAATTAAAGCAAATGTTTGATTAGCATCAAGTCCTACTTCTTTTAATAATGCTGGATATTCTTTTAATACTGCTAAAAACTCTCCTGAAGCATTAGAGCCAGCAGCAAAACCAGTTTTTATCTTTTCTACAGCCTCATCTAGTGTTATTCCAAATTGACTAGAAACAGCATTAGCAGCTGTTAATATTTCACTTGTAGAAGCCTCAAAGGTACTTGATATAGCTAAAATACTAGCAGATGTCTTTTTTGCAGTTTCTTCAGAAACATTACCAAGCCTTTGAACTCCTACAGTTAATTCATCTAATTCTATTATTAATTGAGCAGCAGCTTGCCCTATTTCAAATACTTTTTGTAAAGCAAATAAACCAACAAAAGCACCACTAATAGTAGTACCTAGTTTGGAGAATGATTTACCTAGTTTAGTAGTAAAGCTATCCATTCCTAAAACCTCTTGTCTAGTTTTTAATAACTCAGATCTAGTTTGTTTTAGTTTAACATTTAATGCAGCTCTTTTTTTAGCTTGCTCATTTGTTAACTTAGTGCTTTTACCTATTTCTTTATTTAGTTTTTTCCTTTCGCTAGTTAACTCTTGTAAGTTTTTTTCTAACTGGATTAAACTTTTATTTTGTGCTTCAGTACCTTCTAATTTTACTTTTATTCCTATTACCTTTTCTGCCATTTTTTAATCTTTAAATACTTTTCTATATCTACTTCCTCTAGTTGTAATAACCTCAGTCCAAACTTCTATTAATTGGTTACCATCTTCTATGTAAATAGGCTCTAATACATTTGTATTAGCATTATCATCATCACTATCATTATTTCCCTCTTGAGATGTATCAGTAGTTACACTTCCTAAGTTTTCAAACTTAAATAAGCTAACTTTTGTAAGTCCGTTATTAATAGGGTTATAATCGCTAACACTTTCTATTAAATAATATCCTTTAGCCTGTATTGGTGCATCAATATAAACCAACTTTCTAAAGTCTAAATTATCAAAATCTGTACTACTTAAATTAAAATAAGCAATCAATCTACCTCCCTCTTCAATGTTTTTTAACATGTTAGAATAGTAAGTATTGAAAAGTCCGTTAGTACCAGTAAAGCTCAAATTAATTCCAGCCGTAGTATTATTGTAATCCTCAAAAATTGCATAAGGTATAGATGTACTAGAAACACCATTAAAACTATACTTTCTAGATGTTAAATTAGGCTCAAACTGACTACCCTTTAAGAAGTTAAATATCCTTGAATTATATGAATCTATTCTATGAGTAGGAGGAGTAGTTCTTGCTATACCGTTATCTAAATATTCATTCCAATATTTTAAACTAGTAAAAGCACTATTATTTAATGGAGTAGCTTCAGTAGCAATATGAGCATAACTAGCACTAAATAAATCTAATTTAACATCTGTCGTTCCCTCTCCAAATCTATCAGGTAATGGATGATTATATTCGGCATACTTTCTTTTATTAGTGTCTTGCCATCCTTTTAACCATTCATCATTATTTAATTCCTTATAACTAAACTTAATATTACGCTTATAAGAACTTACATAATCTATTTCATAGTTATTACTTAAATCTATTTTATCAGACCAGTCTAAAGCAGTAGTGCTATCTTTAAAAAAATTATCTCTTTCCTCGAAGTAAATAGTTTTAGTTTTAATATCAGTCCAATAATAAATATTAAACATTCTAGTAAAATCATTTATTACATCTAGTAATTTGATGTCATCTGGTATAACTTCATTAAGTGAAAAGTTATCGTTCTCTACTAATTCTGAGCTTCTTTGTACTTTAAAATAAGAGCCCGTTTTTATATCAAAACCCTCATTTTGAACTTGAGTAAACTCGTAAAATATTCTTATAGTATCACCAGCATTTAATAAAGCTGTTAATGAGTATTGGTTTTCTTGACCATTAATACTAGTGCTAAATTCTTTACCTAACTCATCTACTCGTCTAAATCCGTTTTTTTGTACTCCAACTTTTATAAATTGATTTTGTAATCCAGCTAATCCAGTCCAATTTCCAATAATTAAATTAACTGTAAAAACATATCTACCAGTAGTAGGTACAGTATATTCGTAATTTGTAGTATTATAATTATTGTCATTATCTTCATTAGGTACGGTAGAATCATCATTAAAAGTAATTATACCGTTTTTAAGTTTAGGTACACCTCCTATGTAAACAGTTTGATTTGAGTTTAAACTAGCCCTAACTTTACTATTATCAATAGTAGTCTGAGATACTTTCATATCTCCATTTAAATCACATGCTAATCTTTTTACATTAAAAGAGTTTAATAAAAAGTCGCTGTTAATGTTATATCCTAAATAATTTAACCCTTTTTTTAATAATGAAGATAAATAAAAACATGGGTAGTAATCTTCTACTACTGTATCATTGTTACCACTTAAAGCACCTCCTCTAGAAATATACGGATAGCAATGGTCATAAGTAGGATGACTACTATTATTAGCAGCATTTATATTAGTAACATCATAAACCTGAGAATTATTTGCAAAAGTTAATGTATTTAGTTTTAACTCAGATGCACCTTTAACCCAGTCAATATTATTACCAAAAAATACTAATTCAAAGCTATCAACGTCAAAACCGTTATAACTTTTAGATACTTGTACAAAACCTTTCTCAATCTCATTACCATTAACCATTATACTACATGGCTTACGTTTTAAAGCATCTCTAAAGTCTTTTCTTGAGTTTATATCGTCTACGTTACTAAGTAAAACAGAATTATTCTTAGTATTAGGTACTTTGAAGCTTTTAGTAAATGTTCCTGTCCTAGCTTTTAGATTATCTAGATTAACAATACCCTTAGTAATAACTAATGGAAAGTCGTCAAAGTTTTGTAAGTCTAAATCTCCAAGTACGTTATTAGTATTATCAAATATTCTAATTATTACTTCATTCATCCTCTTAATCCTTTTGTATCGTTAGCAAAGCTATAAACTAACTTAAATTGTAAAGGTACGTTTTTCTCGTTTCTAATAAGTTTAGAGCCATCTTCTATAATAATTGGATAGTAACTACCATTATCTTCTATAAAAGCGTTTTTATTAGTTAACATGGATGCTAAAAACTCATAATCATTTCTACCTATGCTATCTGTAAATATTTCAAAACTAGTACTACTAATATTTTGCATAACTGTACTACCTCTTTTTTCACTAGAATAAGTATTACCGATGGCTTTTAAATAAGTTTTAGACTTATGGTTAATAGTTTCTATTTTATTGCCTTTAAACGTGTAAGAATCCTGTTTACCGAAGTTATTACTCCAATGTATTCTAACATCTCCATCACATACATGAGCTATATTAAATCTTCTTAATTCAGATGAAACATTACTACCCTCTTTTAATTGTACTGTGTAATAAGATACATTTGTTAAACTTATGCCTTCATTTATTAAATTAGAAGTACCTACCCCTACACTTAAATAAGTTTTAGTTAAATAACTAGCTGCATCATAAACAGTATTCCAGTCAGTAATATTTATGTAATCAGTATTTAATAAAGCATTAGCACTATTATACGTTAAAACTTCTAGTTTAAAATCTCTAGTTGTATTAACATTACTACCATACAATAAACCTAAATACTCGCTTACTTCTAGCTCAATATCTTTTATTAACGGTGCGTTGTTTAAAAACTTACCACTTACAGAGGTTAACTGATAATCTGAAATATCAAAACCATTATAATTAAAATGGCTAACAGTCCAATTATAAGCATTTACCCAAGTGTTAATAGCATCTACTTGAGTCTGAAAATCAAAATTACTGTTATTAGCATCGTCAGGATCATAAGCAGTAACTATTAAACCAGAATTTAAAGTAACTTCATAAATCTTAATAGTAATATTCTCCATTCTACCACTAGAATTAGTAGGAGTAATAACACCAGTAGAGCCTAAAGTGTTTAACTGAAAACCTATATTATCTTGAATTATATCACTTATATTAACTCTGAAATTTGTAGAACTTTCTAAATCTAATTGTACGCTTTTAGCAGCTATTCTAGTACCGTTATTTAATACCTCTATTATACAATATTGTAAGTTTGACGCATTACTTGACCATCTATAAACTAAAGGTCTATAAGCTATGCTTAATTGATTAGGTACACTTATTAATGATATTGCCATTATTTAACTTTATTAAAATCTTTAACTATTGTAGCTATTGAAGCATCATAGTCTTTAAATACTTGCTCTTCTAGTTCTGTATAAACAAAATCTAACTTACTTTCTATTACAAAATCTATAAAACCTTTTCTCCTTCCGTTTTTACTAAATTGAAAACTCCCTTTAGTAGGACTACCTTCTTTAAATATAGTCTGCTGGATGGCAAAAGCTAAACTCTTAACTTCTTTATCTCCATTAACAATAGCTTTTCTCTCTATCCATGCTATAAGTACATTAATAGGTACTTTCTTAGCTCCTTTTCTCCTACCCTCATTAACATAGATACCATAGTCATCCATTAATATTTCTAATACTAATGAATCAGGTAACTCTAAAAACCTTTGCTCAAAACTATTAACTAGATTACCAGTAGCTTTATGACCCTGCTGTATAAGCTCCATCTGAAGAGCTTTAATAATAAAATTACCAACTTTATTAAAATCTACCATTAGTAACTAAATGAGCCTAAAGTGCAATTACTATCAAGCTCAACAGTCATAGTGTAAGTAGATTGTACTAATTTATCATTATGAACATCATGAGCTAAAAAACCACTTAAAGCAGTATTATTAACTATACTAAAACCATTAGAGCTATCAATGTTACGATTAATTATTTCTGCTATGTACTGATCTAAAATATTATCTATTTCGCCTTGCTTCTGTTGCAAGCTTTTAGCATTTCTCTCAGCTGTATTGTAGTCGCCATAACAAAAGATGTTAAACGTAAACTGCTTACCTCTTGGTAAATAAACATTATTATTTGCACCTCTATTAAAATTAGGAGTAGAATCAATTAATATCATTGGATAGGCTTTATTTTGTAAAGTGCCATTAACCCTACTTACTCTGTCATATACAAAGTAATTAACCGAAGCAAAAGCATCTGCAACGGTCTTAAATTCATCTATTATATCTTTAAATACTGCCATGTTACATTATTGCAAAAAAGTCACCTCCTGTTGTATCTACTGAGCTTCCTAGCCCTTTTATTTCTGTTCTATCTAAAGTTAAGTTACCACTAGCACTAGTTGCTCTAACACTAATAGCTCCAGCACTATGACCAGCATCAGCACTAATTGCACCCGTTGCTACTTGTCTATTGACATTATGAGTAGTAAAAGTTCTATTAGTTCCAGTTGGAATCTGTTGAGTAAGGATAACATTTACACAACACGAAGTAATCATAATTAATGAATCCTCTTCTACTGTTATATCTCCACTATGAGGGCTTGATTGTCCTCCCGTTCTATTTGATGCTCCTACTCCTCCAGAATCTGTGAAGCTTCTAATATGAACACTAACACCATTCCAAACACTAGCACTAAAACTAAGCGTTAATGTATTACTACCAGTAGGAGGATTCTCTAAATAATAAAAAGCCATTTTTTGACCTAAACCACCCCTATTAATTTGATACAGTTGAGTCATAGACTGACCTCCATACGTAGCTCCTGTAAAACTTCTATTATTAGTCATAGAAAGCTGTACTACTATTAAGCCATCATCGCCCGTATTCTGGGTATGAGTATAGTTTTTTGAACTAGCTCCAGGAGTAGCACTTGAGTTAGTTGTATTCCCTTTAGTAGGACTTGCCATTTATAACTGATTTATGTTAGTAATTTCAATTAATCCTAAACCCTCAATGCTATCTGTTTGAGTAGCTGCTTCATTTACATATTCAGTAGTTGCAAAAAATGTACTTATCGAAACTTCTCCTAAAGTTAATTTAGTTCTGTTCTCTCCTATGAATTTACCTAATGTAGAATCATAGCTCTCATTAATCTGATTAATAATAGTAACATCTTCAGTATAACCAACATCATTATATTTAAGATTATCAGTACCCTCTAATTCTATTTTTGATATAATTGTTATCATATTACGCTTCTTCTTTAACTGCGATTGCATCCCATTTGCTATCAACCCCGTTATAAATACATCCAACATATAAAATCTTACTAGCTGTAGTAGTAGTAGGTAAAGTAACACCTATAGCCCTAAATATTGCATCCCATGTTATTGCTCTTCCAGTTCCATCATCCTTAACTCTAATGATTAACTTTTGACCATTAACAGGAGTACCAGTTGTAACACCTATTGCTAAAGCTTCACTTTGTGCTGTTATTACTGATAAATCCGTAACATCTGCATCTATTGTTAATGTAGCTGTTGACGCTGTAGAAACTACAATAGTATCTATTATAGCTTTTCTCTTAATGCTCTTTTTATTTCCTGAATCTCCACTATCCTCAATAATAAACTCATCAGCATTAGCGACAGTCGTTTTTTCTGTTATCGCTGTAATCTCATTAGCTGCATCTACATGAACTGCACTTGCATCGCTTGTAGCTGGTAAGTTTGCAATAGTAATCTTTTTTTTATTATTACTATCCGCTGCATCCTCTATTAAAAGAATATCGCTAGATGTTGGAGTAGCTTTAGCAGTTATTCCGTTTATCTCTCCTCCTACGTTTACATGAACTGCATTTGCATCAGTACCACCACCACTAGAAGATACATCAATATAACCTCTTACAGTAGCGTATAAAGCATCTATATTAGCTTCACTAGGACTAGTAACCTCTGAGAAAGGAATACTAATGTAGACCTGACCTCTTTGGTTACCATCATCATCAGAATCATCGTAAATATTAATGTTATTACCTCTTTTTAAAAGCTTTACATTTGCATGTTTGATATAGGTAACTGCTCCTCCGAAGTTAATCTCTATACCACTCGTTAAATTAGTTATTGTTGCCATTAGTCAATATATCCTCTTATAGTTGTGTATAAATTATTTAAATCTGCTGTACTTGGACTTGTTACCTCTGCATGAGTAACCTTTATAGCGTCAGCTCCTCTCCTGTTTTCTGAGTTATCATAAATTGATACAGAAGAAGCACTTTTAATTAGCTTTACATTTCCATACTTAATAAAATAAGTATCTCCATGTGAGTCCACTATCTCTAAACCATCTGTTTTATTAGTAATTGTAGCCATATGTATTATTATAGGGCTTATAATTGGATAAGTATAAATATAAAAAAAAAGAGGCAACAAATGCCCCTTAATAAAAATAAACCTATTCTCCTAAAATAAATCCTTATTATTTTCAATCCATTTAGATATTAATAAAATAGCCATTATAAAGCCCATAAAAAAAATAATACTCACTCTTTAAGCTTTAATATGTTATTAATTTGTCTAAAATCATTTAATACATTTTTATGATCATCATTATTATATCTATCCTCAATACCGTCTATTATATCGCTAACCTCATCAGATTGCATCTCTACCATTTTAACAGCTTCTTTAATCTCTTTAGTTTTCTTAGCTTTTTTAAGCTTATCAAGGTCATCTAGCATAGCATCATAAACTACCTTAGACTTATCTATTAGCTCTGGCATTTCTGCTATAGCTTTTTGCTTTAGTTGCTCTTGCTCCTGAACTTGCTTAATCTGGCTTTCTCTTTGCTTAATTAAAACATTCTTGAAGTCTAACTCATTTTGTAATCTATAAGCTTTATCAACATCATCTAAGCTATCATAAACTACATCTCCATTCATGTTAGTAGTATGTTTTGTTAAATGCTCAATATACTGTCTTAAAAAGTTAACCCTTTTTTTATAATTCTCTAATTCTGTTTCTAATACTTGGATAGTTGCTAACATGTTAATTTTGTTTTATTAATTGATATTTCTGTGATTCTGGTATATGACCGACTGCTAATTGATAATTTAATATTTCGTAATGTATATCTGTTTCTTCTTCTATTGATGATGTTTCCTTATCTACTAATGTAAAATACTCTATTTCTTTATCCATGAATGATTAATTTTAATACTAATAATATAATAATTCCTATAATAGTTAATTTATAAATCATTTGACATGTTTACAAATAATGTTTGAATCTATTAATATCTCGTATCCTTTACTAGCAATATCAGTAAATATAAAAGTATCACTAAAAGCTCTTTTATTTAAGCTTAAATCTACTCTAAAATTAACATCTTGAAGTGCAAACCTACTAAATAAAGTGCATCCTATTCCCGTTGCTGTTAGTTTAGCATCTGGATCGCTCAATAACTTTCTAAGAGGTATAACACCTTGCCCCATTATCTCATAACCTATTGACCTTTCTAATAGCTTTTCAGACCTTACTAGCCTAGAATCTACAGTAGATGTTAAGCATAATGTAGGCTCTCCTCTATCTATCTCATAAGTAGCAGTAACCACTCCAGCATTATACACTTCTGCATAACTAACTAACTTTTCTAAGATACATTCGCCCGTAAAAACATCAGATTCAATCATCATTAAATAATCATAATCGCCAGCTAAGAAGTAATCTTTTATAATATTTTGATGTCTAGCAAGCTCCTCTCTAAAATCTCCTTTTAATGGCTCATGGATAGCTTTTATTCCCTCTTTCCAGAACTTTCTAACGTGTTTAGAATCTTTTGAGTTATCCACTACAAATATGTCATATAATGGATATGTAAAACTTTTAATTTGTTGTATAAACTCATCCACGCAATAATCTTTTTTATCAGACGTAGGAAAGCCTATTAATACTTTAGGATAGTTCATTTTTATAATATTTCTAACATTTTATCTATTAATTCTTCATCATTTTGAAAGTCTACTATATCAGCATAACCAGAATCAAAACCAAAACTAACAACAGTAATACTAACTACATGAGATGTTATAGAAGCTATTTCATAATGCTTATAAGTACCATTAAACTCCCAATGATAAGCAGAACACGCCTCTAAAATTTGCTCTAAAAACTCATCTTTTGTCATCTCCTTTTCTGCTTCTTTAGTGAGTCGTCATGTGCTTGCTGTTGTAGTTCTGCTTTGTAAGTTTCTTCAGCTGTTTCAATGCTGATAAACTCTAATACATCATATAAATTAGTGCTATAAACACTATTTAAAGGTGTTAATCTTTGTTTATTGAAAATACCTTTTTCAGCCAGTTTATAGGCTTTAGAAGTCCAATAAGTATTTTTAACAATGGCTTCGGACGTTGTGCCTGTAGGCTTTCCACTTTTGCCATTAAAGATGTTACTGTAGAGCTTTGTAATTTGTTCAAATGTTCTAGCAAAAAAAAATACCCTTTGTAAGCTTCTGAAACTGGTAAATTCTCAAATGCTTTAGCCCTCATTTCAATTAACTCCTCATCATACTTTTCATCCTCAGACTCTCTAAATAATATAGCTGTTATCCTACTTAAATATTCCCACTTTCTATAATTCTTTTTTTGAAATAAACTAGATAAAGCCTGACTCTCTGCAAAGTGTTTATACGTAGCTCCTCCTAACATCTTATCTATACCTCCAGCAGTCTTAACAGATTTAATTAAATGATAATTAGTTTTGTTTAATGTGATAGTATCGCTTGTTCCTATTTCATCTTGATTAGGCTCTCCTAAGAATTTACTAACAGCACCAAACAACTCTAATAAACTAACCTCATCAGGTTTATTAACAGATATTTCAGATTCTAAGTATTCTCTAGGTATATCAGTAAAAAGCTCAACCCAGTCAACTTGAAAATCTAATAGCTTACTTTCACTTACTGGCTCATCGTTATCGCTATAAATGTAATTAGATAACCATTTAGGCATATTGTCTATGTAGCTTTGAGCTTTAGACATTTGCTTAATAGTGTTATCCTCCCATTTATTTCTAATGGTATATGGTTTATCTAGGATAGTTGCTTTAATCATTACTTGATTATATTTCTAGCAATAAATAATAAATCTTGTTTTACTTTACCTAATCTAGCACATGCAACGGTACTTAACTGCTTATTTCTCTCCTCTCTAATAGTCTTATCTATAAACTCTGCAATCTCAGTAAGTTTATTATTTAGATCCACTTTTACGGGCTTCTTAGCCTCTTTTTTAACTACTGGCTTCTTTGCCTTTACTACTTTCTTTTCCATGTTGTAAATATAATTATTTATTTAAAAATATGTGTTAACCTGGCACATTGCCCATAATCCTTACTATGTATAAAAGCTTCTATTGCTTTTGGTGCATGCTGATAACCTTTCCTGTGATGCCATGAATCAGTACCAGATGGACTTCTTAAATATTCTACTGTTACACCTTGATAGTCTTTACCGCTTTTAAACTTAGTAACATCTTTATGATGTATATGATGTAAGTAAACATATCTATACAAAGTATTAGCCCATTGTAAAGGTGCTTCATTAGCCATTAATAAGGGCATATCCTGCATCTTAGCACCATCACCATGAGAAGAGCCTATTAAGTTTTTACCGTAAACAAAATACTTTCTATGTTTATTAGTAATATTAAAAGATATGTTTTTATGTTTTCTAAACCAACAGTAAATAGAATCTGCTAACATAAATCCAGATACATAATCATGATTAGATGGGTTATGAATTATATGAACATCAGCAACATTAACTAACATTTCAATAATGTTAATGTATAAATCTCTAGCATCAGTATAATTCTTATACCACATACCATCTACATCCTGACCAGTACCAGCAGTAGTGCTTCTAGTAGAGTTATCAATATGTAATACATCATTACCAATGATAAAAAGTATCTTATCTAATGGGAATCCTTTAGCCTTATTTAAAATACCATTAACCCCTTTTAAAGCTCTTTCTATTGCTATTTTAGAATTGTATTTATCTCCTGTTTCTGAATAGTCTGCTAACTTACCTATGTGTAAATCTGCTATATCAATTACTAATAAATGTTTATCCTTTATTTCTGCTCTTTTATACTTCTTATAGCTTGGAGAATATTCACTCATTTCAGTAATGAACTTTGCCCTCATTTCATCAAAAGATATTATACCTTCTTCATTTTTAATAAATATAGAAGCATGTTTTCCTTTTAGCCATCCATGACTCCAATTATCAGGAAAAGCGAAGTTATTATTATCTAATTCACTTTCAAAAGCATTAGAAGAATTGTATTTATTTACGTAGTCGCATATTGTGCGTCTTGGTATTTTTATATTGTATTTCTCTTTTAGATGGGTAGATATTTGCGGATATGTTTTACCTTCTTTTCTTAGTTGAAATACTTCCTTTCTGTAAGGATGTAATTTACTCATTATTAAGATGTTTAGCTAAATATAATAAAATACTAAACAATTAATAAAGTGCTAGTTATTGCACTTATAAACATTTTTTATAATCTCTTCGCAAAGTTGTTGAGGTATTTTAGATCGTTCGTAACTACCTTTCTTACCTTGAGTACCTGATATACTACCTCTTGGAGCTGACTCATGATGGCAATTAGTATTACCGTTAAAGCATTGTTCTCTCGGTTGCCAACCATTAGGATTAAATAAAGTCCTTAAATTGTTTGTAAAAATATGAGTAGGTTTTGCTCTCATATCTCCATACTTACAATACCAAACAGTAGCTACTTGACAATGACTAACAAAGTTCATCTTGTTCATCATGCCTCTAGGATTCTCAATATAATACTTTAGGTTAGCATTTATCTTTAACCATTCTTTTATTAAGTTATGCATGTGCTTATTAACTTCATCACATTTTTTAGCATAATCAGTTTTAGGTAATACACCATCTCTATGATGTGAAATAGCAGCAATTGAGTAAGTAGTACAATCTGGAGAAGCCCATACCATATCAGGTATAAATGGTACATCAGATAGCTTTAATTTGCCTATGTCAATAACTAAATCAATGTTATCATAATTAGTCCAGTCAACACTAAATACTTTATGACCTTGCCTCTCTGCTTCTTTTCCTATGCTTCTAGATCCTGCAAACAGTTCTAAAATATTCATATCAAATATCCTCCAGATTAAGTACCATTCCTTTTTTAAAGTTATCGCTCATTGGCTTCATCTTTAAAAGCTGTATAATGTTTTCAATGCTTAACTGTCCATAAATCTCTGTAAGCTCTCTATGATAGCCAATAGGCTCTCTAGCGTATTTACCATCTGTTAACTTACCTATTCTCCTATAATTAGCAACTTCTAAAGAAACTAATTGATTTAATAAATATTCTTTGCTGTTAATATACATGTTTATTTGTTTTAGTTTGTTTATTCAAATATAGTAATAAATTAATACTATGCTATAGCCCTTACTGATTTCTTAGCAAGTTCAAAATATTCTCTCATCATAAAACAATCTGCATAATCAGGAGAACGTCCTATACTCTCTTTAATTTTATCTTTTGCTATTATACCTATTTTGTTTTCATCGCTATCTGGATTAGCTTGCTTAATAGCTGCTAACTCTTCTTTTAACTCATTCCAACACTTATTAGCAACATTAGGACTAATATAGATACCGTAATCATTAACCCTTTCAGCACTCTTGAAATAACATTGGCTTTTTAAGTTCTTATAATTCTCGTTTTTAAATTTGTTTACTATCGCTTTAGCATTATTAGTAAATCCTTTAGAGCCTCTTAAAATATCCACAGCACCACCACCTACACCATCCTGATCTAAAACTATATTACTTCTAGCAACATTATACTTATTAGCCATGTGTCTTATACTCAATACTACCTCATCTATACCAGATTTATCTATTGTATGAATATCAGTAATTACAAAACCACTCCAAACCATTATAACGGTCTTATCTGCTCCAAATCTAGCAACATCACATGTAATAAAGCTTTTACTATCTGGACTTATAAACTCATTAGTAAGTAAATTATCTAAACCATCATCGGAGTATATTCTATTAGGATCATTATCATAATCCCAGTTACCTAGTAACAACCTTTCTTTTTTAGACTGGTCTTTAATTCCTTTTAAGTTTTCGATGTACTCTTTATCTATGTACGGATTATCAGTTACATAAGCTTCTACAAATGCCTGATGAGGTTTTAAATTCTTTTGCCTAAATGGCTGTATAAATTCATCATACATCCAGTTCCTTTTAGGGTTACATGTTACTAATAGTTTTGGTAGTATATTGTACTCTGTATTGTACCATCTCCCTATCCTGGTCCTTAGAACATCATAAGCACCGAAGTTAATCTCTCCTCCCTCTTCTATCCATCCTCCAGTATATTCTAATGAGCC